ACTCAAATCCTCGTTCAATTCCATCACCTAAATTTTTACCCATCATATCCATACTATAATTCCTTTTACTAATTGCAGCTAAGTGAGCCATAAGTCCTTCAACCATTTGTAATTTTTCTGGATTAAAACTATTAACAGCCACTGCGTAACGTTCCATACCGGTAGCAGTATCGTTCATTCCTTTAGCCATCAGTTTCCACATAGGAGCTACTCTTGCAAGAGCTTCTACATTTTTAGTAAATTTACCAAATAATCTACTTTGTTGCCAAGCTCCTTTATAAACTCTTGGATTAAACAAATTAGCTAAAGCCATATGCCAATTAGTAAATGTTTGAACCACTTTATCAGTCATTTTAAGATCCATCCATTTTCTAAATGATTTAGACATAATAACTAACATTTTAGATACGATTGGTATATGATGATAAACATTAACCATAGCATCTAAGTTATCCATGATTTGAAGCGAATACTCTCTGAAATACTGTAAAGTAATGTTAAACATTCTAAGTGTTATTACTAATCTTCCTGTATAGTTAGACCATCCTTTAGAAAAGGCAGTCTTAAATCCTTCAGTTATTTCTGCTAATTTTGCAAGTATAATAGGAGTATGTCTATAAAGTATCATAAGATGTCTTTGGAATATAGCAACCTTTAATGCAGCCTTCGTAAATGTTTTTACAACAAGAGACCAAGACCAAGTAAGAATTCGGGTATGCATCATTAACATAGGATCTACTCCTATTTTAACCATCTTATTAAAGCCTCTTGCAATTGATTGTAAATTCTTTAATATCTGAGGTGTATGCTCATATAATGTTGGTAGGTGTTCTTGTGCAAATCCCATTTGCCAAGCAGATCTAACTAAACCATCGATAACAAATCTCCAAGATCTCATAAGAACCGCCATAGGGACTAACATATTTGGATCTATACCTGCTTTATATGCCTTTGAGAATCCTTTAGCTATATCTACTAATGCCTTTGAAATTTTAGGTGCATTTTCATAAACAAGTTTCATATTTTTCTCTTGTCCAGCAATCATCATTGCCGCAAATGTAATTCCACTCACTGATGTTGTAATAATAGATCTAATAGATGCACCAGCTTTTGCAAGACCTCCACCAGTTATAGTCGTTACTCCAGTCATTACCATTTTACCCCTTCTAACTTCGTATGTAGGAAAGGTTAAATTAGCCATTGATTGTATACCTTTAGCCAATGCAACCATAACATCACCAGCACCGGATACTGCTTTAATACCTTTCTGTGTATAATTATTAGCAAAGAACCAGGTTCCTTTTGCTTGAGCCTCACCAACATCACCAAATATACCAGCAGCTACATTTATAACCTTTCTCATGTTTTGAGTAGCTTTCTTAAAATCTGAATTAGTCAGTGTTTTTCTACTGATTTCTTTTAACTCCATTACTCCATCTTTATTCTTCACCATACCGTATGTAGAAACGGTAAGATTTGCAAAGTTTTTTAATCCTATAGATAATTGTGATATTATTTGTCCAGAACCAGCTAACGCTGCTACACCTTTTCTGGTATAGTTATTTGAAAAGAACCATCCACCATCAGCCTCAGCTTTACCAACTGCTGCAAATACATCTGCAACGTTAGATACAACGCGTCTTATATTATTTGTTGCCGATGTGAAGTCTCCTTCTGTCATAGGAGTACGAGCAATTTCAACCATTGTCATCTTTCCATCAACCTCTCTCATTTCCCATTGAGAAATAGTTAAATTTGCAAAATCTTTAACTCCTTTTGCTAAACCAACTAATACTTCTCCAGCTCCTTGAAGCGATTTAACACCTCGTTTAATAAGTCCACCACCAAAAATTGCATCATAAAAAGAATTACCACTAGATTCTCCTTTATCTAATTTTCCTACGAATGCAAATGGTTCGGCAATAGAACTAATAACTTTTCCCATTCCATAAGCAGCCATATCAAAATCGGATTCGGTCATTGGTCGTTTTTCAACAACTACTAATTCACCTTTAGATTCATTAAATTCATATATAGGTACATTCAAATTAGCAAAAGCTTGTATACCTTCTGCTAAATTAGCAAGTGTGTTTCCTGCTCTACTTAAAGATATAGTACCTAAGTATAATTCCCAAGGATCAACATCTATACCCATTTTCTTTTGACGTTTTTTATCACCAACTAAACCAAATGCACTTATTATAGAACCCATTACGAATTCTAAAGCCTTTCCATCTTTCTTTTGGAAATTTGCTTTTTTGAATGTTAATAATGCAAGTGAAATTGGTAATAACGCTACGGATGCTAGTATAAAAGCAGGGATTGCAATAAACATGAACGCTGTTCTAGCAGCTAGCTTAGCAGCAAATTTAATTCCGGACATTATACCTCCAGGCATAGGACCACCTAAGAAACCAGTAACTATAGATCCTAACGCACCTTCTAATAATGCTCCATCTTTTTTCTGCCAATTTGCTGTCTTAAATATAAGTAAAGCACCGGATATCATAATAATTGGTAAAGCAGCCAGCATCATTACCGCAGCACCTAATGCAATAAATCCAGCTACAACTGGTATTCCAGCTAATGCAAATACTATACCAAGACCTAAAATTAAAGCACCGACCATTGCAATATCCATCCATCCGACTTTTGCACTTTTCCATATAGTCATTGCAAACGCTAAGAATATAACTGCGATAGCTCCTAATAGCATCGCTAAAGAACCTCCCATAATCTGGGATTTGAATATACCAGCAACGAAGAATGCAAGAGCTAATCCAATAACTAATACTGTAACTAAAGCAATAGCCTTCCATGTAAGTAATTGACCTAAGAAATACACAGTAAGTCCTAATAATAAAATTACTAGGGTCATACCTAGTAAAGATCTCATACCTTGTTTAGTTTTTCTATTAGAAACAAATCTAAGTCCTATACTTAATATAAATAAAGTTAACGCAAATACCACTGCACCAATTAAAATAAATGGAGCTAAAAGTGTTACTGCAACCATAGCTAGTGAGAATAAAAATATACCTCTAGCCAATGATAATATAGCTCTTATTGCTTTTGCTTGTTTTCTTGCTCCTCTACCAACAGCTCCCATTGCCCACATTAGTAACCTAACAGTAAAACCAAATAATAATGCTCCTATTGGAGCTATTAATAAGAATGGTATTGCTATCACGATGCTTATTGCGAACTTTAATATATTACTAGCTAATCCTTTTAATAACATAGTAAAGGTTTGTGCTTCTTTTACAGAAACCTCCTCAAAAAATCCTTGAATAGCTTCACCAATACCGACTAATAAACTTTTAATGTTTTTAGCAGCCTTAGGTGACATTTTCTCAGCAGATTTTACTAAAGCAGATATCCCTTTAGCCATTTCACCGAAGAATTTAGAAAAGTCTTTCCATTCACTAGCACCAACTACACCGGTTTCGCTCATTCCGGCTAAGTCGGTTTCTAGTTTTTGTCCTCTTACTTCTCCAGTCTCCAAAAGACTTTCGATGTTTTGGAGAGTTCCTAAAATAGCAGTGTTTATATTCTGTTGCTGAGCCATTTAGTCATTATACTATATTTTTAAGTTAGAAGGCATCGATGGGAATGAAGGTGAACTCATATTAGGCATTTTAGGCATACTTCCGCTAGACATATTACCACCTTGTGGCATATTGCTTGGCATCATAGACCTTGATTTAGCCATCATAGAGCTCTGTTCTTCTTTCTGTTGTTCACCTTGTCCTTCTTCTGCATCTTTCTTTTTCTCTAATATATCTATTAGATTCTGTAGTATATATTCATATTCATAATACGGCATTACCATGACTTCACTTGGTTGTAATCTCAAGTGATATAACAGTTGAGTAATGGTCTTAAAGTAGTTCTCCAGCGATATCTGAAACAACGAAAAGAGACTTGATTCCTCTGGGAAATGATATTGGTGCATGGATCTCCGCTCCACAAGTCGTGCAAGTTGAGTGCACTTTTTCATCTACCCCAACTCTTATCATATCTACTAATGAGAAATACGTTGAATACTTAGTTGCATCCCAACGTTGAAATTCTACTTCTAACTCTTGTATCTTTTCGGTATTAAAGCCTCTCCAAGATTCTACGATATATGGCAAAATCTTAACAAATCCTTGATCTAACTTTTTTCGTTGACCTGGTGTTTGTGTTCTGTCTTGGATATATTTCGTAATAACTCTCATAACACCAATTGTCGGTGGTCTAAGTCTTAAACCTCCAGAACTTTTAGTTAGTACATTAAATTCCTTAGTATCATAATCAAAATACTTCATGATTTTATCATCAACCTCTCCAGGTCTTAAATTTTCATTAGAGAAGTCTATTCCATTAGCAGCTCCACATTCTTCACATTCACAAGGAACGTTTAGTTTATTTTCACCTTTAACGAAAGTCAATTCTCTAACAGATAAAACTGCATGTATTCTATCTTCCTCTAACAAATCCTTAAAGTTAGAAATTTTTCCAGGTATATTAACATTTACACATGAAGACATGATATGATTCATCGCCTCATCTATCGAAAATGGATCATCATCTTGTACAATAGAAAATTGTCTAATCTCCTTAACGGTAGCTGGTCTAATAGAAACTTTAGTTCCTTCTGGATAAAAGACTCCTTTAGATGGAAAACCTGCAGGATTTACAATATGCCATCCCATTTTATATTCTTCACCATGATCTTCGTTCTTTTTTTGCCAATCAGAGCTTTTACCCAATGTAGTTGGTGCAGCTTCACCAGCAGTAACTGGATTGTTTTTTTCTGTCTCTTCTGCAGCTTTATTAAACAATCCGCTTTCAGATTCTTTTTCGGTTAGTGCCTTTTTAGCGGCATCTTCGAAATTGTTTTCGTTTTCTTTACTCATTGTTTGTAGTTTTTAGGTTTGTTTTTGATTTGAAATCTTTTAAGATTTTTTTAACGTGTTCGTTAACGAACGATTTTTGTTCGCCTTCGTAATTTTGAATATGATGTAAAATTAAGTCTCTAACGTATGTCGACGTTGCGATCAATCTACCGGTATGCATCGAAGCCGACGTTATTATTCTATTTAATCTTAGTTCATCATCTCCATTAAGAAGGACTTGGATTTTTTTGTCCCTTGCCATAATGAAATTATTTTTTTGTATTAACATATTATAGTAGTATTAGATTATATATCTAAGATCCATCGAGTAATTTACAGCAGATTTGAATCATATATAGTATGTTGAGTAATGTGCATATTTGTATTAAGTATTTATATGTACTATTATAGATGGTGTATCTATTGATCTTATATGTACCATACAAACAACAAAAGGTACCCATTATTATAATGAGTACCTTTATGGGTTATATTAAGGAGTTAAAATTGAAGCAGTTAAACCATATCTTCTGACCACCAATCCGCTCTCCATGTCATTTCCAACTCAGCTGGTTCAGCTGTGTCGTAACTCAGCTCTGCTGCAGCGGCCATTTCGGAGCCAGTAGGGAAGCAACCATAAAAGGTTCTTTGCCAGAATATATCGCCTGCTCTATTATAATTTGAAACAACGATAGTTCCTACATAATCTTTTTTAAGACCTTGTTCACCCGTTAAATTGTTATAGATAAGTCTATTCCAATCTCTCAGAGTTTTGTAAACGTATAATTCGTTTGCATCGTTAAGGTTCAAACTAAATCCAATAGCCAAATCTACTGTAGTAGAATCTGGTGCAGATTTCGCATAAGATCTAGTAGCGAACTTATATTTTTGTTCAACTACAGCTTCCATTTTTTCATTGGTAAGTCCACCAATTTTTCTTACATGCTCTAGTAGAATTTCTCCTCCAGAAACTGCAGAAGGAGGAAGGATACTAACTTCGAACAAGTTCTGATAAAATGGTTCGTAATACTTAGTAGCCGCTAAACTATTTGTAAAGTGTGGTAATCCAGGCATAATTTATATCTTTTGTTTGTTTTCTTTATTTATTATAATTTATATATCTCTAATCTCAAGATTTCTTAAGGAGATTGCTCTCCTTAAGAATCTCGAAAATTATTTTTTAGAAGTTTCCAGCTTGTATATCACCGGTTTTTAGAATAGTTACTCGATTAACCAAGATACCCATTCCTCTTACTGGTTCTACGTAAGTGTCGATAATTCCAATGTTACTATCAATAACTTCTGATGTATTGTTAGATGAATCCATAATGTTTTGGAAATCATAAAGACCTCCATCGTTTAGGATTTGAGATAAGAAGTTATCACATAATGTTTTAATTTCTAATCTGTTTTGTGCAGTATTGAACTCCCATCTGTAATTCTTAAGAATTTCAGCGATTCCATCTTCAATGTAGATAAGTAATTCTCTAACATGAATTTGAGATAATGCAGATTGTACATTTTGTTGAGCAGTTTGATTAGCATTAATCACTAATCCAAATCCTCTCTTATTAACAATTGCATTTAGTCCAAATGGTTCAACGTTATCTAAATCAGTTCTATCATAATTATACTCAAGACCTGCAACTCCTGTTCCACTCACTACACCTCTCCTAGGTCCTGCAACGATCGACCATGGTAAAGCCATTTGGTATTTGTCGATGTATAGGTTAGAAATATGAGCAGCCGGTGGAACAAACTTTGTAGCACCGTTTTCTCTTATTCTAAGGTTTGGTGTATAGAATCCACAGTAATTAGCTCCATCAGCAATTCCAGGTAATGAGTAGATATTACTAGGGTTAAGTGACATATTACCACCAGTTGCTATATATTGTGGATTGAATGTAGAAGTAGAATTCAATTTGAATAATGGATTTGTTGAATTCTTAAACTCCTTAATTGAAGGAGCATTAAGTATCGCAAATGCATTTTGTCTATTTTTACATATTTTAGATAACCTTGATTTAGATGAAGGTTCAATTCCATTATTAAATGTATCAACGATATATCTAAATGTAATTGCATCTCTATCTGTTAAGGTTGCTGCGATGTTAGTATTATACATTACATCGAGAATCTTATTCATTTGTATGTTTGAACCATCAGGTTTAGTTCCGGTAAGTGGAACCGTATAACCTGTAAGTGCACTCACTGTATAGTTAGAAATAAATCCATTCAAACTTTTATATCTTTCAACCGCTGTTGGATTACCTGATACATTTGGATAAACATATATAGGATCTTCCGTCGTAATTTCAAAATATGGTGTTGCGCCAGATTGAACAATTGCTTTGTTAATTCTAGTTAAACGTGTTGTGTCGGTTCTAGGATCAATTTTACTATTATAATCACCACTTCCAGCAACCGTTTCAAAACCTCTTACAAGATATTGTCCAACTTCGATTTTTCCAGTGTATGCTGTTGCACCTCCTGTAGTTCCATTACCTAGTATAACTGTATTAACTGCTGTTAATGCATTTGCAGGTGTAGGGAATACTTCGTTAATATCTCCAGTGAAAGTACTAATAGAAACCGTTTCGTTATAAGTAGCACCGGTTGCACCGTTTTGAGGTATCGAAAGAAATTGATCTACGAAACCAGTCATTCCTGGTAGAATTCCAATAGATGCTCCA